GTGCTGTAGGTGGGTAGCCTACTCAACATATCAAAGACTTTGTTGCTGGAGCCCTAAATTTTCATGAAGAAAACTGTATTCCAACCTTTAAAAAGACGATAATTCGTATCGTGAATTAACATACGCCAGTTTAGATGGTCTGGTCCAATAAGCAGGATGCTCTTCCTGTAGTCAGTTTATAGTCATAACTAAGGACAAATAGAACTATATTTAAAGTAAATCATCGCCCGCATTATCATGTTCATCATGATATGCCAAATTTGAGCTGATGTTTGGTAATTGCCTGTGTGGTATTGGCGGTTTACGAGGTCTACCTATTTGCAATTGGGATAATCGAGTTCGTAAAATCTCGCTTTTGACTGAGGCAGTGTCGTCCAATAGTTCATAATGGATGTCATTTTGAACTTTCCTTTCTTCATTGACAATCATTGTCATTTCAATATCGCGGTTTACGTCTGCCACGATGCTTTGATATTTTTCTCGTTCACTTTCATTAAACGAGAAGGAAAGTGATTGAACATCAATATCAACTTTGTCAACTAATTGTTTTTCATGGGCCTCAATATTCAACAAGGCTTCATCAAGGCCTTTTCGAACAGGATTGGCACCTTTATAAACAATAGGTTTTCCCAAAGAGATACTATTTAAAATTTGCTTTTGTTTTACGTCGCCAGTTTTAAGTTGTTCAATATCCAAAGCAACATTCGAATGTTCACTTTGTACATCGCTCAAATTAAGACCATAATTTTTAAAATGAACGATAGAAGCATATTGATGCAACCAATTAAATTTAGTTTGTAAATAAAGACGACGTTCATAAGACATACCAGCGATATCACTACCAAGGGTATGAAATATGGTGATGACTTTATTACGACTAAACAATTGAGAATCCAATAATGATTGACGAGGTAAACTGGGAATTATGACATCTTGACCCATATTGAGATGATTCGTTAACAATTTCATACACAATGTATCAACTTGGACGTGAAACACATCGTCAGTGATTGGTTGATGGAAGACAGTAGGAATACCAAATGCGACTGTACGATCGAATGGTCCCATAACAGAAGCTTGTCCTCCCAAATGTGTACGTTCTTGATTTGCATTACGATCAAAATCAATTTGATGATCTCCAAATACGACAACGGGATGGAATTTGTGATTTTTACTATGTGCATTATCCAATGCTTTCATCGCATTATATGATATAAAATCCGGGACATAATAAATGGCACCGGTTTGTTTTGTGCATGGTTTTGTGATAATAGGTTCTTCTATAGCAATTTTATCATCATGCAATAATATTTTCGATCCTCCTTTTTGTTCCTCTGGAAGTTGATATAGAGGATTATGGAGGTCAAGTGGTGTTGCGAAAATATCGGCTGTTTTAATAGCACTCTTTACTGGAACATAGTGTGAATAATATTTTTTAGCCATAATTAAATTTTCATCATAAAGTCGCTTGACTTCTACATTCCATTCAAAATATCCACCATCACGATTTCTTAAAGGATATTGAAATTTTGGGATATTTGAAGCGATAGGATCTTTCTTATCCAATTGATTAATATTAAATTGATCACCAAGATCACGATCAACAATAATTTTAACCCAAAGATGAGTGTCGAGAACATTTTGCATTTGATGCAACGTCGTACAATGAGAAAATATATTTTCAGTATAATTAAAATTATAACGACGTGTGAACCATTGATTGGTTGATTCACAATTAGTATGGCGGTAAGCAGTATGCTTTACAATGCCATAATAAGAATCTTCAGGACATATTCTTGCTTTTTGAGCAAATTGAGTTATTTTTAAAACTTGATTGTGAAAATCGGACATAATTGGAATATGAGAAAAATCTTGAGAGTATGCTTTTGCTTGACTTTGAATCCAAAACATAGCCTGGTTATAATTATATTTTTTAACTGTGGCATATGCTTTACAAAAATTTTTCCCAGGATATTGTGTGGCAACCGAACCTTCAACACTTGGGACAAACAAATTTGAACAAAAATCAAAATCATCACGATTCATCATATGTGATTCACATTCCATACCAGTTTCCGTTAATATTGTGTCGTATTGTAAATTTGATGGTATTGCAATGGTTTTACTAAAAATTTGAAAAACATTGTCTCCAAGAATAACAGTAATAAACTTTCGTTGTCGGCGCATATCGTCAACATTCCAAAAATGTTCAAGAACAAAATCATGAGATGTTAACGTAATATATCCATTACCATCTGAAGTATTGTTATTCCCAGTGTGACGCGTTGCAAGCATCATAATAAAATACCATATAGCACGTGCTCTGCCTTTACCTTTGCGATTGAATATTTTTAAAAACCGTTTCATATATTCATCGTCTTCCCCATCAAAGGCTACCATTTTTGCTTCAAATTCCGCTAATAAATGGTAATAATTGACATGAGCATCATGACGTTTATTATCAGCTGTCAAAATAACCCAATCTGGGATCATTTTGAATATCCGATCAAATAATTCACCAAGTTGTGTTTTATTATAACCACTTGCAAATACTATACCATGTTCCTCCAAAGTGAATGCATTATAAAAATGTTTTGCAAAAGAATATGAAGGTGGACCCATGGCTACGGTAAAACTTGGCTTAGACGCTGTGATAAGACGAGGGTCATGATCTGTATCAAGATATGCTAATTCAGCTTTTGTTAATAATTCCAATTTAACAAATGCTTCGAGATCATTATCAACCTCACCACCTTTTCGCAATTTATCAATTTCATCTAAATATACACGAGACTTCGAACCCCCAAACCGCAGGGCCCAAATATCAGGATCAATAAATTCAATTGGCTTTGCTGTGATAATACGATGAAATTTCCGACAATAAATAATAAATTTTTCACCCATCATTTTTACATCAAAATGTTTTGCTTGTCGGCCCACAAACGCACGGTGTAAATTTTCTGGACATGCCTCACAGACTGACAATCTTTGATGGACTGCAGGCCCGTAAACATAACCAAAAGTTTTATGTACAGTGCACAGTGATGGAACAATATCAATTTTAAATCCTGGTTTCATTAAAATATTAACGGGCGCCATACAGAGGCCTTGGATTTTTGCTATAATATACCCATTAACAGTTATTGAATTCTTTGTATTGTGAAAACAGTAATATATTATTAAAATTGAAAGAAAACATAATGTAACATATACAACAAATATAATATATGGTTGATCAATAGAAGATATAATATTAATATCAGGTTGTGATAATAATTGACGTTGCATTATTACAATAATTGGTGACGTTGTTGGTGATGTTGACGGGGACCATGACGGCGCAAATGTTGGTGACATTGATGGTGTCACAGTCGGTGAGTCAGTAGGTAATACTGTTGGACTATTAAGCGCTGTTGGTAAAAATGTTGGTGGTGGCGTTGGGTTGAAACTTGTAGTTTGTATATCAATAGTGCTGTCAAATGTGTTTGCAAACAATTTAGTATCAAAAAATAAATATCCTAATGACAATACAACAAAAAAAACCGTGAGAGAATAATAAACCAAAGACCAACAAAATTTAACTTGTGTTGGATATAATTCTTTATTCAACTCATTGTTTTTATGTAAATAGTCAGAATTACATAAAATCTTTTGACTAATAATATAATTTGAATGAGCAAAATACACATAAACCACATCGAGGGTATTCTGTGGGAGATGAAATCCTGCTAATTGATCAGCACGACGACTTGTTAATTGCAATATGTTTTGTAATGAATTTTGAGATCGATCTGTGGCACTCATTAGTAAACAAAAACGATTAAAATTTTCAAAAGTTACAACCGTACAACCCAATTGAGAACCACAAAGTGTACGACGAGAATAAGCCATGTAAACAAAAGCAAAAATTCGCGTTGTAAAAGTGGTTAAGAAAGTGGTTGAACATTTATAATAATGAAAATCTTTCGATTGAAACGGAGTTTTACATGTTGGTGAAAGAATGAGCCAATTATCAGATGTTAACAATACATAATGTTGTAATGACCAATCGACTTCATGAAATTGGGATCCATAAAAGAAACCATTATCTGCTATTTCAAAAGACCGATGAATAACAATGTAGTCTGTACAAATTAATTTTTCACGATATAAAAAGGTATTAACATGATCTACAATTGTTTGATAATTACTAATATCTTGATAATCTTTCAAGAGACTATCATCAAAATCTACAAGTGTGTTTCCATTTAATGCATGCATACGTTGATTGTGACTTAATTGCAAATATAAAGAATACGTATTACCATTCGAAGCATGCATTTCGCGATTATGGGCTAATGCTGTAACTAATGTGGAATTAATGCCGGTGGTTTGATCGCGAGATAATTGTGGTTCTTCATACAAGTGATAAACAGGACGATGAGATTGAATATGTCTTTCGTAAAATTGTGATTGAAAATCAACAGTATTGCGATAAACAGATTGTTGTTCAACGTGATAATTATCATAAGACAAAGGACGATTATTTCCAAAATGAATTAAATGTGCAGCTGCTGCATCATTGCTTTCACGATAATCTGCGACTTTCTGTTCAAGATCTTGTTGTTGGTTAAGCCAAACACGATATGTAAGTGATGGTTGAGAACGGTTGAACAAGAAACATTTCCGGTACTACTACTGATATTTCTTCTGGTTCTTCATATTGTGAATTTACAGAATACACGGGACTAGCTTCAGGTGTTGATGGTAATTGTCTAGGTGAAGCACCCGGAATCAGTAAATCTTGTCGTTTTCGCTTATTATCCAATCGTCGACGATTACGCAAACGTAAATTAGAACGCGTTAAATTTTGATCAATAAAATTTGTTGGATTTGGTAATCGAGTTTCACGCGCTTTTAAACGTTGCAAATATCGTCGAAATAGTGGTCGATGATCGGTATTAATGACAGCAGAAATCGTCGTATTACCATATAATGAATGCATCATTTTTGACCATAGACAAGATAAGCATTTAGCAAATATTAAATTATTAATAAATAAAAAAGAAAATAAAATGAAGATATAATATAAAGTAACGATGGAATAAAGTATGACGGCTTTATTCGATATAAAAACGTTAGAGACGTTAATAAGGAATAGGGCGGTATATCCAAGGAACACTTCCACTACGAAAATTATTTAGCCTCCCCTTGCTGTAATGGTGTCGTTTAGGGTCCTACTACAGTTTAGGTGGTACTGATAATAATCAAGTTTTAGCCTTTACAGACTTGGAAGTAAAGTACTTGATGAAAGTTCTTTATAAAAGACATCACCGTGAGATTTTAATCCTCCGAGTGGGGCTCGGACTTACTGAGGTTCGTTGTCCCCTCCGAAGAGAGCTCGATTTATCCCCAAATAAGTCAAAACTAATCCATACTCATTTTAACGGTGTTATGGTTTTATTAAAAACGATCACAACAAAAAGTAATAGTTTATATAAAGGTTCAAATAATAAAATAAAAACATAATGTTATATTCAGTTGTGGACGGTCAATGAAACAAGTGACTATGCTCGCGCGGTCGCAAACTAAATTGCAGTTGATCCGCAAAAATTACCCTGTCC